TACAAAATCTGCATGTTTTGAATATGCCGAGCAATCTCGGTGTGGCTGCTTCGTGGAATCTGGGCATAAAGTCGTTTTATGGTGACAGTTTGTGGTTTTTTGCTTCCAACGACATGTGGTTTAAGCAAGGTGCCCTTGAAACGCTTTCTACGGCCCGTAGAGACGAGATAAGCCTTGCAAGGGACTTTCCCTTTTGGCAAACGTTTTCTATCGGTGACGAGGCTCTCGGCAAGCTCGGTTTGTTTGACGAAGGGTTTTTTCCCGCATATTTCGAAGACACGGAATACAAGCGCCGTGCGGAACACTTTGGGGTTAATGTTCGGTTGCTTGACGTAGACACGGGGCACGATAACTCGTCAACAATAAACAGCAACCCGATTTATCGTTCGCAAAACGACAGAACGTATAGCAACAATCAGGCCTATTTTGATAGGAAGGTTGCTAACAATGATTATGGTCCCGGTGGCTGGCTTTTAGAGCGACGGCGACTCAATGCCTGGGACGCTCCGCGATAGACTAGATACGGAGGTTTATTGTGACAATTATTAACGGCTATACCGATCTAAACACGTTGAAGCTTTCTTTGAAAATTACCGACACTGTGGACGACGCCTGGTTGACCATTTGTATCAACGCGGCATCACGCGCTATCGACAACTTTTGTGAACGTGTTTTCTATCAGACTTCAGCAACACGGGTTTACGCACCTAACGACAACTTTGTGACAGAAATCGATGACCTGGTTACTTTGACCACGTTGAAGACATCCACCAACGTTGACGGTGTTTTTGATCAGACATGGAAAGCCAACGATTACCAGTTGGAGCCGTTGAACGGTATTGCTGGCGGTATTCCTAGTCCGCGCACGTTGGTTCGCGCCGTTAACGATTACTGGTTCCCTACCGCTGGGCAGGAAGCTACCGTACAAATCGTCGGGACGTTCGGTTGGGTTGCTATTCCTGACGCGATTGAGCAGGCATGTATTTTGCAGTCCGCACGGTACTTCAAGCGGGGCGATAGCCCGATGGGCGTGGCCGGCTTTGGTGAGGGAATGGGCGTTGTGCGGTTGTCGCGTATTGACCCTGACATTGCAACTTTGTTGGAGCCGTATCAGCGTGTCAGGATGGCGTAATGTCTGTCGATATTCAGGCCATTAGGGAGCGCATAGCAGTCAACCTTGCGACTATCGCGGGTTTGCGCACCGAAGAGAACGTGCCGGATGTGGTTAATCCTCCGGTGGCCGTTGTGGCTTTGGAGCAGATTGCTTATGACGGTGCTTTCCAGCAAGGTTTGACCACTTTAGAATTCAACATTTTTGTTGTTGTGTCACGCGCTTCGGAGCGTATGGCTCAACGCAAGCTCAACCAGTTCGTTGCACCTACCGGGACGTTCAGCATCAAGTCTGCGGTAGAATCGGATAGGAGGCTTAACAATCTCGTCGCGGATTTACGAGTTCGTAGCGTGACCAACATAGGCTCTCTGCAACTGGATGATCAAGAATATATGGCGGCTGAATTTGCTGTCGTTGTTTATGTATAAGGAGAAATAAATTGGCAAAGTATGTAGTTACAAGCCAAAAGGTTAGTGTGAACGGAAATGACGTTTCTAACGCTTGCGCCCGCGCTGAGCTTGTGCTTAACGCTGCCGAGGTTGAGACGACAGACTTTGGTTCCGCTGGTTGGACCGAGGTTGTCGGTGGTTTGAAGAGTGGTCAGTTGACCCTTGATTTCCACAGCGACTTTGGTGCTGGCGGGGTCTCCGCCCTCTTCCAAGACCTTGTTGGCACTATTGGTACGTTTGTGGTTATTGCTAACGGAACAGCCGCTTCGGCTCAGACGCCCGCATATTCCGCAACCGCGCTTATCAACAGCTTCACCCCCGTCGCCGGGGCAGTCGGAGATTTGGCTACGTTCTCAGTGACGTTCCCAACCACCGGCGCTGTCGGCTACGGAACTGCTTAATTGTTGTAAGCTAACGGTATGAGAATCAACCTACACATTCAGTTCGTGGACGGCACGGCAAAAACAGTTACCTGTGGCGCTGCTGACCTTGTTGCTTTTGAGGACAAGTACGGCATTAGTGTTACAAAGTTGGCTGAGGAGACTCGGATCGGCTGGTTGCTATTTTTGGCGTGGCACTCGGAGAAGCGCACTGGCAGTACCAAAGCTGAATACGACAAATGGCTGGAAACAGTGGAAACTGTGGGGGAGTCTGAAGAAGACCCAAAATAGTTGGCCTCGGTGAGGCTTCTGCTCACTGGTACATCGCTGGTATAGCTGCTGAGACGGGTATTAGTCCCAGAGAGTTGCTACAACTCGATGACAGGATGCTTTGGACAATCCAGAGATGGTTAGTCGCAAGGAACCTGCCTAGACACTAGGGAACCGCCCCTTCGGGGGCGGTTTTCTTTTGGGTAGAATGGTTATAGGCGTTAGGCGGGTGTATGTCGGAGTATCGCATTGATATCAATTACAGCGATTTGGCGCGCTTGGTGAACCGACTCAATCAGATTGAGCCCGGGCTTACTCGGGTTATGCGTTCTGAGTGGAAAGAAATTGTTGAGCCCGCTAGGGCGCGCTTGACAGCTAACTTAAAGGCTGGACCCAATCCGCCACTTTCAGGTATGCGCAAGCGTGGTTCACCCGTGTCTAAGACGTGGAACAACCGTGGGCAGTCTAGCCGCGTGCAGGTACAGGTTCGGGCCGGCAACAAGGTTATTTCTCAGATGCGCAATCAGACTATGTTGCGGTTGGTGATTCGGTCTGCTGCGACGATCATTGCTGATATGGCTGGCCGTGGCGGTAAGTTTATGACGCCTGCGGGGACGAAGACCGACTGGTATGTATACACAAATCCGTTGTTTGCGAATGCTTATGGTCCGAACAGTAAGCCTGGTTTCCGTCGCCATACTGTGACCAGCCAGGGTGAGATAATGATAAATAAGCTTAATGGTCGTTGGGGTGGTGGCCCTTCCCGTAAGGCCTACCCGAGCGTTGAGAAGTCTTTGCCTGCGGTTCGGGAGAAGTTGGCTGAAAACATTGGCAATTATATTGAGTTGACTAACAGGGAGTTGGGTCCGTAAACATGGCTAAAGAAAGACCGTTATCTATAGCCGTTATCCTCGGGGTCAAGGGTAAGGGTTTACAGGAAGCAATCAAGGACACTAAGCGCCTCGGCAGCAGCTTGGTCGGGCTTTCGGACTCGGCCGTTAAAGCAGCCGTTGGTTTTGCCGCGTTCAAGGGCGGCCAACTTGTTGCTAATTTTGCGCGCGACTCGATTGATGCTGGTCGTGATCTTCAGACGAACCTGAACGGTTTGCAGTCTGTGTTTGGCTCTCTTACACCACAGATGATTGCGTTTACTAAAACGACTAATGGTATTGGTTTGTCGATGTCTGAGGCCGCTAAGGCTTCTACCTTTATTGGTTCGGTGTTAAAGCAGTCCGGTTTCTCTATGGATGAGGTTGCGGTACAAACGCAACGCTTGACTCGTCTGGCAGCTGACCTTTCGCTGACTTTCGGTTACGACGTTCAAGAGTCGTTGCTTGCAATGACCGCGTTGTTCCGTGGCGAGTATGACCCGATCGAAAAGTTCGGTGTGGCCATGAAGCAATCCGAAATTGATTCGGAAAAAGCTGCTAGAGGTCTTGATGGTTTGAAGGGTGCCGGTGAACGTCTTGTTGACCAGCAGATTCGGTTGGAGTTGCTGTATCAGCGCGCTGGCGACTCTATGGGCGCTTATGAGCGTCAGGCGGGCAATCTTCGGGTAACGCAGGATACGTTGCGGGCTTCGTTTGCGACGATGCAACAGATTCTTGGTACGGCGATGCTGCCGGCAGTTGCCGACCTTACCGCTTCTTTAATTCCGCTTGTTGAGACTCTTGGGCCGATTCTCGCCGCAGCTTTGCAACAAGTTGTCCCATTGTTGGTTACTTTTGCACAAAACACTGACCAAATCGTCAGCGGGACAGTCAGTTTTATTACGGGTGTTGCTTCGCTCGTAACCATGATGGCCAATCTCGCAAGTTGGATTATTCAAAACATCGGGTGGCTAAAAGTCCTTGCCGTTAGCTTGGCTGTCATATTTACCGGTCTGTATTCTTTACGCGTTGGTATTGCCGTTTTTACAGCTTTGCGAGGTTTTACTCAAGCTTTTAACATCACGTTAGGTTTGACGGCAACACAAATCCGCATTGTTGGTTTTGCGTTGGCTGCTTTGCCAATCGTCGGTTGGATTGCCGCCCTGAGCACGCTTGTTGGTATTGGTTATGAGCTTAGTCAGTCCGCGAAGGCAGCTGGCGGTGGCCTTGAAAACATGCTGGACGAAGAAGCCCTTCTTGCAGATATTGAAGGATTTAAAAACCTTAATACTGAAATAGCTGCTAGCGCGGAAGGTTTCGAAGATGTTCAAGGGGCCGCGGGTGCCGCTACTGATGCCGTAGGAGACTTTTACAAAAAGCTTAATGACGAAATTGGCAAACAACAGGCGAAGTTCCGCTTGCAACAAATGGGAGCTTCTGAAGGCTTAATTTCCGCGATTCTTGGATCGGGCGCTGATTGGCAGCGCGTCTTCAATGATGTTGTGTCGCGCGGCATCGCTGGCGTTGCTGATGTGCAAAGAATGTTCCGGGCTACTGCCGCCGGCTTTGATGAAGCGATGGCTCAATGGGAAAAGGAATACGGCGAGCCTTTCCGTAAGTTCAAAGAGGATGCGCTTGCCGCCCGTGACGCTCTTGTTGAGTTTACTAAAGAGATTGAGATTCTTCCTTCGGTCGCTGAGACTCTTGGCGAGTTTGAACGTAGCGCTGTTGACAATCTTTCTTCTATTGAAGAGAAACTTGACGAGGCTTTCAATAACAAACAGTTATTGCGCAATTCTTACGAGAACCTTCTACAATACGCTCGTGACGAGTTCAATGTGTTGCGTCAGATTGAGCGTCAACGTGACGAAATCATTGGGCGACGCGACGCGGCCGACGCCCTCATCAATTCGGTTCAAAATTCTATCCAGGGTACCGGTCGTCTTGTAAGCCTGTTTGGTGATGTTGAGAAGCAGGTTGCAGGTATTGATGTTGTGGAGTTTGCAACGCGCACCGTGTCGGCCGGTAGGCAACTAAAAGAGTTCCGCACCGCACTGGTCACTAACTTTGTTGAGCCTATCGAGAAGGCTGCTTCCAAGGCGGACAAACTTGTTTCCAGTTACCGTGCTGTTGTTGAGCGGACACGCGAGTTTGTTGAGAACCTTAAGACCTTGCGGTCGCTTGGGCTTGACCCAATGTTGTTCAACCAGCTTGTTGAGGCTGGTGTTGAGGCTGGTGGGGCTACAGCTCAGGCTTTGGTTGAGGGTGGCTCGGAGACTATCAATGAGCTGAATGGCTTGTTCAAGGAGCTTGACACTCTTGGTGCCGAGCTTGGCGAGAACACGGCACAGGTGATGTTCGGTCAGGGCCAGAATTTTGTTAATGGCATTGTTGAGGGTCTTGAGGATCAGGCCGCCGAGCTAGAGATTTCTGCCAGGTCAATTGCTGAAGCGTTTACGATGACGTTTGAGCAAGTTCTGGTTAACGGTATTAATGCGGCGATTGACGCCGCTGAGGCCGCTATGGCTCGTATGCCCCGCATTGAAGACTTTATGGGCGACATGAAC